AGGCTTGCTTCTCATGCGCCCGGCGTTCAAGAAACGGCCCGACGCCGGACTTGATCTGCCCGGTTTCCTCCGCCCACGCCATCGGCTTCCATTTGCGAACGAGATCGCACCAAGCCTCAACCCATTCATCCGACGCGGCTTGCTTGCGCCATAGATCGAGCAAATAAAGCTCGCCGTCCGGGTCAAGGCCGACAACGCAATGAACCGTGTAGTCGCCGCCTCGGCTCGTTACCGCATAATCCGAGCCGCCATAAACCATGAGGCTGTCGCGGTCGGGAATGCTCGTTACCGGAACGAACCATTCCCGTCGAAATAGCCCGCCCTCATCCGGCGTCGGCTGTTGCTGATAGAGCGCCGACCAGACACGGGAATCACGCTTGGCGTCGGAGCGCATGTCATCCGTAAACCAGTCAGGCCAAAGAGGCTGGCCGAGAGAACGGCCCAAAGGATCGTCATGGCTTGTCGCCTCCATAGGAAGACTGACAACCCGCCAGCGGTCGCCCTCTTCTGACAATATACGGCCCGCAAGATCGTCCTCGTGCCAGCGGGTCTGTATCAGGATCACGCTGGCATTCGGCTTAAGGCGGGTAGACAGGTCGAACTTGAACCAATCCCATTGCTTGTCGCGGATCAGCTTGGAATCCGCATCCTCGCGCGACCGGATCGGATCATCAATGATCGCCAGATCAGCGCGGCGGCCTGTGATCGAGCCTCCGACGCCAGCAGCGAAATACTCGCCGCCCTTATCCGTATCCCAACGCCCAGCAGCAGAACTCTCAGAAGAAACATTAACATCAAGCAGCCTAGAATGGTCGGCTACGAGGCGGCGGACCCTTCTGCCGAACTTTTCCGCTAATTCGCTGGTATGTGAAGCAGCAATAATCGATGCAGATGGCCAGCGCGAAAAGAACCACGGCGGGAACAATATAGAGGCATAGGTGGATTTCGCAGAGCCAGGCGGAAGGAACAGAGCCAGACGCCTTGTTTCTCCACATGCGACCGCCTCTAGCTCGTCGATAATGAGCCGATGGTGCGCCGCAGGCTCATATCCGGCGTGTCGGCACCAGTCAGTTAGGTTTTCCCGTATTCGCGAAACTCTGGCTCGCTGCGAATATATCGCCCGCGCCAGCATCATTTCTCTCGATGAATGCTCTAAGTTCATCATCACTCATTTGCTCGAACTTCGACGCTATCGAGCCGCTGTGTTCAACGTGGACCGGCTCTTTCCAGCCCATGCGGGTCTTGGCCCAGAATATCGCTGCGCCAATCGCCCTTGGATCGTCTTTTGTGGCTTGGCGGAAAAGGTTCGCGGCAACCTTGGCGTTGGCCATTGTCATCGCTGTATCGAGTTCCTTGCGGAAATACTTGCGGAGCGTGTCCTGACTGATTTCCAGAACCTGAGCGATGTGCGAATGCTGGATGCCCACGCTTGCCATGGACGAAACGAGCTTGCGCTGATCGTCATTCGGCTGAAACGATGGACGCCCGCCTTTGTTAACCGGCTGCTGCTCGTCCACTCTTTACCTCACTGAAAGTCTCGCCTGTCGCTTCTAAGGTAGCCTGCTGGCCTGTGAAGTTTTGCCAGCGCTCGATGGCGACATCGACATAGGCCGGGTTAAGCTCGATGGCGTGGCAGGATCGGCCAGTCATTTCAGCCGCAATGATCGTTGTGCCGGAGCCGGAGAAAGGCTCGTAAACGGCCTGACCGGGCGAACTGTTGTTTTCGATAGGCCGCTTCATGCACTCGACTGGCTTTTGGGTCGGGTGCGAAGTTTTAGTCTCCTTGCTTCCGCTCATAATATGTAGCGGGCTGGCAAAATCCCAAACGGTTGTTTGCTTGCGGTCGCCGTCCCACTTGCCGGTTCCCTTTACGGCATACCAGCAGGGCTCGTGCTTCCAATGATAATCGCCACGGCCCATTGCCATGACGGTCTTATTCCAAATGATTTGAGACCTAAGCTCAAACCCGCAGGACGTCAGGCTATCAGCAACAACGCCAGCCATTAAGCCGCCGTGCCAAACATAGGCAATGTTACCGGGAAACAACGCCCAAGCCTCGCTCCAATCGGCGCGTCCGTCGTTTTCTACGACCCCAGTTCTATTCTTGCCGAGGTTTGCGTGTCCCGCCTTGCCGCGCCATGTAGCGTCGTAATTTACGCCATAGGGCGGATCAGTAACCATCAGGTGCGGCTTAACGCCGTTCAGCGCCTTGTCGACGCTCTCGACCTCCGTGCTGCTGCCGCATACAATCCGATGTTTGCCGAGTAACCACACATCGCCAAGGACGCTAACCGGCTCAGCGGGCGGCTCTGGCGTTTCATCCGGGTCCGTCAATCCTTCGGTTTTATCCGCAAGGATCGTGGATAGCTCCAGATCAGCGAAGCCCGTCAGGCTTAAATCGAAGTCTAGCTCTTTCAGCCCGTCTAGCTCGACGCGGAGCAGTTCGTTATCCCAACCGGCATTCAGCGCCAGCTTATTATCAGCCAGCACATAAGCCCGTTTCTGGGCTTCAGACCAGCCTTCAGCCCGCATCGCAGGCACATCGCGCAGGCCCAGCTTCTTCGCCGCCATTACGCGACCGTGGCCAGCAATCAGCCCGCCATCCTCATCAATCAGAACCGGCGTCGTCCAGCCCCACTCACGTATGCTGGCGGCGATCTGATCAACCTGTTCCGGCGAATGCGTCCGCGCATTCCTCGCGTACGGAACGAGATCGGATACGTTTACGCGCTCAACGCGGTCAGCAGGCCATTGACCATTGATAGACAAGAGAAACCCTTATTTTCCGGGCTTTGGCTTAGGTTTGCCATGCGGTTTTCCGCAACCTTTGATCATGGACATATCCTTTGTGTTCCCTGACCGGGCGCTAACCGGCTGTCGGCGTTCCGCTTTATCCGCTACCGGCTGCGGATTGGCTTCTCAGGGAATAGGATCGGGCGGACTACAACGATGGAGCCAGACCGTAAGGGACAAACGGTTCGTTGCGCCGCCCGAAATAAAAAAAGCCCGCGAGTTGTTACACTCCGGGCGCAGATTTGATCTGTATGTGCCTGACAGTAGCGCAAAGCTGCCGTTTAGTAAACTAAATTTTTCGTAACCTGTGGAAATCATATCCGACCCATTACCTTGCCGAGCGCAATCAGCGCGCTCATGGCGGCGAGTCGCTCGAATCTCGGCGGAAGTTCTGCGTTGTCGCAGGCCATGATCTCGATAGCCGCTGCGCCTTCCTTGCCTCCGGCTTCGCCCATAGCTCTGCGCCATTCTGCTACGTCGTCGCGCCATTTGTGCGCCAGTTCTTCCGGGACATCGCCGCCGGAGCCGCCATGATGTTCCGCTCTCGGTGCGCCCATAACGGATAGCCACATGCCACGCGTTCGGGCGTATTCTACCGCCGCGTCATATAGTTCTCGTTGCATCGCGTTTTGTAAAACGAAGCGGCCTATTGCCGACTCCGCCATCGGGCTTTTCTCGCCCTGTCGATGCGGCTGCGCCAGAACCGTAGCGATCTCCGCTTGCTCGCGGGCGCGGTTGAGTTCGTTCAGCCGATCCTGAGCCGTTGACGCGCGCTGCCGCCGACCGTTAGGCTCGCGACGCGGTGGCATTACATTCATCATGGCCTCCTATCTGGGACATTGCGCGCGAATTGATAAAAACGCCCGCTGGTAAGTTTTTCCACCGCTCCGCTACCCGACGACCTTTTTTCGATTTTGACTCACCGACAGGCCGTTTCTGGCCGTTTAAACTGCTATTCAGCCGCATACTTCATCTCTCCGCCAAGTTCCGCAATGACGCGCTCGCGAGCCGGGTATGGCTTGCCGTGTTCGCGCTCCCAGCGTTCGAGGAAGGATTCCGGGACGCGACGTTCGACGATTGGCTTGGCGGGACGCGTGCCGCGCAGAACTTCGCAGCGGCTGAGGTCTTCCGGGCTTCGGAGGAACGTCAGAAGCTCGGCGACGCGCTGTTGCATCCGCTCGCGGTCGGCGTCGGTTCGCTCGGCGGGACGCGATCCGATCCGCAGTTGCGTCTCCCGCTGACGCTCGGCGCGCTTGGCCGCGAAACGCTCGGCGGTGGTGTAAACTTGACCGGCGGACGGCGTGAACGGGTTGTTGGCCTTCGCAAGCTGGACGCAGGCGAGTTCAACGTCCTCGTCAGCGCAGTCTTTCAGCGTTTGCAGATAGGTTTCCAGAACCGACCGGGCTTGGTCAGGAGACTGCCCGCTCATAGCTGGATAGCTCAAGAACAGTCGAGTCAAAGCCGCAATTTTCCGTTTCATCGTCCATTTCTTTCAGCTTCATCGAAATAACCGCCCATCCACCTGTTTTGCCGTTATGGGCATTCGGTGGCCCACGACCGGGTGACGGCGCAAACCTGCCGACGTTGCCGAGCCACGTTCGCCAGGCGGCGGACCAATCGGCCATGAGCGAGCCCTTGGCGCGGTGGTAGTTGCGGAAACGATCCCACTCGGCGCGGAAGGCAGCCGAGGTCAGGCCAGCGTCCTCAGCGGCCTGAATGTCGCGAGGCGCAGGTTGGGCATCTTCGGGAATTTGGGACCGTGGCTTGGCGCGGCTCGCCTTGCGAGGCGCGGTGTCGATCTCGGACGAAGCCACAACAACCGAACGTAGTGAGGTTGTATATTCTGTATCTGTATCTGTATCTGTATCTGGTGCGTTACACTGCGTTACATCATCGTTACACAGCGTTACACTGCGTTTCGCCTCTTCTGCCTTACGCTCGCGAAATCTTCTAACTCTTTCATTTGATTGATCTTCTCTTTCAGGCTGCCGTTTTTCCCATCCAGAGAGCCTGTCGCCTTCCAGCGTCTTGCCTTGCATGGCTTCACGAATGGACCTGACGTGATCGCCGTCGAGATCGAGCGCCGCTCCTATGTCTTCGTCATCCCAATTCGACAGCGTGCCGCGATCAGATGACTCACCAGCGTTCGTCATCATAAACATGAACACAGCCATAACTTCCGAGATCGGCCTGCCGCTCTTTCTGGCTATGACGCGCCATTTCGGATCAGTCGGCATGTCGGACCAAAGACGAACCCATTTTGTCATCGGCGTATGTCCTGCCACATGGCCTCGGCGATCTCGCGCGCGTCACGCTTGCGTTCAGGCCGAATGCTGTTTCGTTGGTTGTATTCTGCGACCAGACGGGCGTAGCTCTCGCGGATCATGGAAACGTCGTCGCAGAGAGCCGTCCGGGTCGCCTGATCAAGGATCACGCCTTTCCGGGACGCCGCGATCAGGGCGTCGAGGCTTTCCAGAAGGCGTTGGGATTTCGCCATCTACGCGCCCCAGTAGTTGGAGGCGATTTCGCCCAAAAGCAGGTCGCGTAAGTAAA